TCTACAAGCTTTTAACATGTTACGAAACTTTGAAAGTCTTGTACCACCTAGATTAAAACACATGTTTACTAACACTCTCTGTATAACTTCTGGTAACTTTTCAAAGTCTTCCTCGCTACCAAAGACATGTATGGTTTCCTTATAATGCTTTTCAAAGTCATCCTCATAGTACATATCTACAACTTCTTGAGATACAGATGTACCAACTGCCCAATCATATTCAGGGTCTTCGGGTTGGCAAAGATGTCCAACTCCTAAAGTTTTATATCCTAAACTATCTTCATAGATGTTTAGTACTTCACCTTCGTGTCTTTTAATTTCTTGTTTGCATAGTTCTATATTCATCTGCATAATCCTCAATTGTTTTTTCTATTAATAATTTTTTTGCCTCTTCATAATCTCCAGTTTTTTCAATCGCATTAAAGCCTAATTTATTATTAAAAAAGTCTGTCCTAGAATCTATTGGTTTACTCAATGCTTGTATAAATTCTTTACCTTGTATTAAAGTTTTCATTTTTAAATCAGTACCAAATTTAGCACCAAATAATCTGTGATTTAATTCATTATAAGCAGGAGTAGATTTTTTAACATATTTACCTGTTTCATCTAATAAAACTCTTTGGTCTTCTTTTATTAAACCTTTATCTACTTGTTCATTTAAAAGTAAAGCAGCTTCTAATTCATGTTGTCTTTGAGTTTTAGTATCAATTCCTAATTGATTACCTACCCAATTTATAAACCTACCACCTTTACTAAACCCTAATCGTTGCATATCATTTATATATCCACCTTCATTAGCAAAAAGTCTATCTTCTTCATCTCTTAAAACAACTCCAGCTACTTCGTTATATGTAGCGTCTACACCTCTCATTTTAACTTCATCAGGTTCTGGGTGAACATTAGCTACATCATACACTAAACCACCTTTAGAAAATTCAATTTTTTTATCGGAGTCTTTATCCTTAGTTCCTCTTGCTTTTCTACGCAATTCTTTTTTAGTTCCTTCTCCAAATATTAAATCATATGAACCGTAAAAAGGTAAATTAGTAACTCCTATTTCAGGTATTCCTTTTCTATATAATACACCATCTATAACATCTTGAGGTAGTGGACCTGCAAAAGTTTTTAAAGTAGAAGTTAATCCACCTGCATTTCTTTCTGATTCATTTTGATATCTTGCTGCATAATCAAAAGGACCATATCCACCCCAACGTCTAACAGCTTCTTTAATTAAATCTCCTTCGTCTTTTAAAAGACCCGTTTCTCTATCTGTTAAATTATTACCACTACTTCTAATAGTATTACCAACATGGGCAACAGCAGTCATTAACAAAACAGTAGGTAAAACTTTTGGCATAGATTGCATAGGACTATTTATAGCTTCGTTTGCAAATCTTTTAAGAATCGTATTATTAAAGACTGTAGGATAACCTGCAAACTGTACTAACATTTGAGCTGCAGGAGTTGAAAACCATAAAGGTCTATTAGCTTCTGCAGTACTTGGATTAAGTATTATTTCTTTTGTAAATCTATTAGCACCTGAAGTATATTTTTCTTTGTAAAATAAATCATTACCAAAACCTTTTTGACCTTCTTCTAATAACTGACCATTTTTATTTAATCCTTTAGAAAGAGAATCGTTAAAAACCCCATTTGAGTCTAAAGAATTTTTATACCAATTAATAGCTTCTTGTTCATCAATGCCTAAATCATTAAGTTGTTGAATATAGTATTTAGTACTAGACGTTTTTCCTTTTCCTGTTAGCATTATAGGTTTTAAACCTTTTTGATGTTTATATAATGCTTCTGCTCTTTGTCTTATTAATCTTTTACCTGTTGTAAATGAAGCAAGTTGAACAGCTTTTGTCCACTGTGTAAGTAAATTAACTTTAAAAAATCCTTGTTGTATTAATTTAGCTGCTTCACTATGTAACCCCTCACCTGCAAGACCTTCAAGTCTTTCTTGTACTGCTTGTTCTAAAGCTAATCCAGTTTGATATAGTTCTCCCCAAGCTTCATCATCTATATCTTTAATTCCTTTAACTCTTTGACGAAGTACTCCTCTTTGAAAACCTTTAACACTTCTGTCAACAATACTTTTACCTTCTTTTATAATAGATTTTACTATAATTGCAGGTACTTTAACATCTAAAGTTTTAGCTCTAGATAAAAGTAATAAAGGCTCAGTAATACTAGATAAAGTAGCTAATGGAAGATGAGCCATTTGCTGAGAAAGTTTTAATACATCAGCAGCTCCTCTAGCAAAACCATTAGTTTTCCAAATAGAATTTGCATCGGTTTCAATACCTGTAACTCTTCTATGCATTTTAGTTAAATTATCTCTAACTGCATAAGCTTCTGATTCAGACATACCAGCTTTTTTTAATTCTTGTACAATAGGTTCTAATGTATTATTTTCAAACTCAACAATATTTCTACCAAAGTAATTAGACCTTTCAATAGCTCTAGAAGCATTAGTAAAATATTCTTCTAAAATAGTTTGAGTATTATTTTCTAAAACATATGATATTTTATTATCATCTAAATTTGTAAATCTTCTTGCTTGTAAATAACCTGAAGAATCTCCAACTACTTTATTTTTTGTCATCATTTTAATTTCAAAAGGAGTCCATCTTTGTTGTAACATATCTTCAACAATTCTATTAGCTTTTATTTCTTTAGCTAATTGCATTATTTCAGCATCAGTTCCTTCTCCTTGTAATCTTTTTCTTGCAGTTTCTATAAAGTTTTCTCCAAAAATATCTTCATCTATTCCAACTGCATCTTCTTTTATACCTCTAACTTTTTCACCATCGGTTGTTTTTATTTCTATTTCTTCAATATCATTAAGAGGATTAGCGTGTCCTGAATCAATTAAATCTTTTTCAAATCTTTCTTGATTTTGTTTTAAAGCTTTATAATTAAATAGTCTTGGTAAAAAGCCACCACGATTAGTAGTTCCGGGTTTTAATAATCCTGCTTCTTGTAAATCTGTAAAGGTTTCATCTAATTGTGTTCTAATACCGTTAGCACCATCAAAGTTTTTACCACCATATGCAACTGCAATATCTTCATTAATTTTTATACCCTTATAGTTTTTACCAATTAAATCTTTAATCCATAACTTACCTTCTTGGTCTGCTTGTTTTTTAGTAGCTACAATTAATCTATCTCTTAATAAGAAATTTAATTGCTCAGTTTGTTCACCTACTAATCTAGCTCTAAAACCTACTCTGTCTAAAACATTTAAAGCTTTAGAAAGTGTATACATATATTTACCTGTTCTTTCACCCACAGCTAAACCGTAAGATTTAAATTTAACACCAGCCTTACCTAAACTTGTTCCAGTAACATCCCAATCATATCTAAACTTACTAAGTAACTCTTGGAGCTTTGGAGATTTTTTAGCATATTCTAAAAATTGTGTAGTAGGTTTCCCAAATGAATTTGCTAAAAACCAATTTAACTTATTATTGGTTTCAAATTTAAGTTTTTCTTTATTTATTTTAGTTCCTTTTAATTTATTAGGACCAAAATCAAATTCAGTTTGTTCTTGTATAGGCTCTAATAAAGCTTCATCAGCTTCGTACTGTTCTTGTATTTCTTTTCTAGTACTATTTTTTGTAGTGTTTATAATTTCATTTTCATTACTAAATTTAAATTCTAATTGTTGAAAAGGCTCGGGCATTTCAGGTCCAACAAACTCATCTATAGAACTTTCTACTTCTTCTCCACCTTTTTTAATTCTACCGTAACGAGTAGCTCCTCCTATAATACCAGCAAATCCAGCACCTAAAATAGTAGAAGTTTTTAAATTTGTTAAGTCTATTTCGTCTTGAAGACCTAAATCAATATCAATATCTTGTAAAAAATAATTATGTAGTCCACCCCAAGCAGCCCCTTCTGCTGCACCGAATAAAGCACCATCTACCATTGCAGTTTTTTTAGCAAGTTCAGCTTTACTCATTTGTTTAACTTTAGTTTTTATAGCTTTACTTAACAAAGCTTTACCACCTAATGTTGCTCCTCCAGTAGGTAAAGCAAATAAAGCAGGAACAATGTTTAAAGGGTCTCCTAATATGTCTATAGAAATATCTTTTAACATACCGAATCTTTCTTTAAAACCTTTTAATTCTGCATTGTTGAATTGGTCTTGAAGATAAACATAATCTTCTTTTTGTTCGTTAGTCCATTTACCTACTTCAAAAGAACGAGAGATAGCTGAGCTTAAACTATATTCAGCATCTCTTAAAAACTCAAAAATATTTTCATTACGACCTATGCCTTCTAAAAAACGTGAAGACCTTTTAGAAAACTCAGGGTCATTTCTTAATTCAGTTAAACTTTTTTTAGGTTGAGTATCTTCTTCCTCAATAAGAGGAGACACAGGTTTTTGTACTAGTGGATTATATTCTTCGTAGCTTTCAAGATTTTGAACAGGGGTAGTATTAATTTCTGTTATTTCAGGAGTACGTTGATTATGCTCTTCTTGTTTTTTTTCAAGCTCTAGAATATCTAAATATTCTTGTAAGATATCTGACATTTAAATTCCTTTTATAATCTAGAAAATACTTCTTGAGTTTTCATTTTTTCAATTACTTTTGAACTGGCTAATTTATTTAAATATTCTTCTTGTGTAATTCCCAAAGGGTTTGGAATTTGAGTAAATAATTTATTTAATTCTATTTCTCTAGCAGTTTCACTGGATATGTTTTCTTTCATAATATGCTCAATCATATTATCATAATTTTCAATTTTTAATTTTTTTGGAAATTCTTTATATTCTTTACTTACTGTATATCCTTTATTAGATACAGTAGGTTGTTGGATTCCTTCTCCAACAGCTAAAGGAACATTGCCATTGTATCTATCATAAACCCTCGTTAAATTTCCAGTAACATTATATCCTCTAGTTTTTCCGGGTATTAAAAAAGTTCCAAAAATTCCTTCCTTTTTAACTATAGCACCTTCTGTAATTACAATACTCGCAGCTAGTTGTGTTCTAAATCCTTCTTCATTTGATAAAGATTTAAATTCTGCGTAAGTTAATTCTCCTGTTTTTGCTCCTTCTAATCCTAAATAAACATTACGTGCAAAACCTTTATCATTTTTTAATTTTAATGCCACAGCACCTATATCTGATACTAATAAAGAATCATCTTTTACATCATTTAAAAAATCTTTTAAAACTTTAGGTGCTATCATGTTAGTTGGCATTTGTTCTGTTGGATAATTTCCAGTTTTTATATTATTAGCCATTGGTGTAACATATCTATCCATAATATTATCTAGATATACTTTTTGTGAAGGGCTTCTTATTAAATCAGTATAAATAGTATCTGATACATTTTTAGTTAACATGTGTCTGTCTACTACAGTATTAGTAATACCATTTAAATTTAAAGCTCCCATAACTTTAGACATTTCAGGACCTATTAATACATTTTCATCTATTGTTTTAAAAGGGTCAAAGCCTCCTGTTGATGCTTCTTTTTTACCAATTCTATTAAATACTTCTTTTAAACCACCTAAAATATTGCCTTTTTTCTTATATTCATTTACAATATTATTATAGTTTCTTTTTTCAGCAACGCTTAAATCATGAGAACTTAAACCTATACCTCTTTTAAATAACTCAACTCTATCCATTTCAATTCCACCCATTTTCGGGTCTAGTAAAGTTCTTAAACTATTTTCAAAGGTTTGATATTTATTATCTGTTAAATATTCTTTTGCATAATCTGATGCCATAGCTTGTAATTGATTATCATAAGTTGTAGTATTCTTATATTCCTCAAATGATAATCCACCTAAATCAAGACTTCTAGATTTAATTTTATTATCAATAACAGGACTTAATCTTTGTTTAAATAAATTAAAATTATCTTCATCAGATACAAACGCTTTAACTCTTTCTTCATTACTGGCATCTTTCATATAATTTGCAGGTATAGCATCTACAATATAAGACAAATCATTTATTTCTTTTGCTTGATATTGATTATTACTTAACTCAAAAGTTTGTGCAGTTTCTAATTCTTTAAGTCTTTTATTAACAGCACCTTTAAATATACTTTGACCTGCTAATAAAACAGCTAAAGCTTTTTGGGTTTTATCATTTTTTTTACTGGCTTTTGCAGCAGCACGTTCTTTTTCTTCTTTTTTAGCTAGTAAAGAAGCTCCAAAACTTTCAAGACTTTGTCCTTGTCCAATACCATTAGCCATATATTACTCCTGTTTTCCTAATAAACTAGATTGTTGTTTTCTTTTTTGTAAAATACTTTGTTTAACTTTACTCATATCTAAGTCTTCTAATTCAACTTTAATATTTTTTCCTACTGATGCTGGATTAACTTTATTAATTCTAGCATCTTTAAATTTACCAGTTGGGGTTACTATGTTTTTTATTTGTTGAGAAGTATTTATATCTTCAGAGTCAGTTTCTTCATCTTCTATTGCTTCTGTTTCATCATCTCTATTTAAAACAGGCTTAATTCCTGCTTTTTCTGCTATAGCTAAAAGCATATAAGTCGTAGGCTCTAGTTGAGACACCATCATGTCTGGATTCATTTTACCTTTTTGAAAAGCTGTCATTAATAACATTTGTGAAATATCCATAACAGGTATTCCATCAGACATTAAAGTTGTAACAGTTTCTAAGTTATCGTCTTTTAATAAATCTAAAAATATTTTTTGAGTTGTTTCTTTTTGTGAAGTTAACTCAGGTGCTTGTTCCCATGGGTATTTTTGGTCAGGACTATTAGTTAAAGATTGTCCGGGTATAGGACCGTCAAACAAATGAGCTTGAGCATCTGGATGTATTGAGTTATTTTTTATCATAATAATATCCTTTTAATCTGTTAAACCTAAATAATTTTCAAAACTAAAACCATAAGTATTAGACTGAGTAGCCACTTTAAATGCATCTTCTTCAGGCATATCTATTTGATAACATTGTTTTACAAAATCACTAGCAGAACGATTATCTACATTAGTATTTATAAATGACATCATTTGCATAGGGTCAGTATATCTAGGAGTCATTACATCTAAAGCATATGAAGATGCTTTTGAAGAATTATATAATGCTAAATCTTCTTCGGCTTGAGCTGCCATATCTTCTCCAGCTTGTAAAGTTTGACCGTAAGTAGAAACACTACCTAATTTTTTCATTGTATCTGCTTCTTGACTAGTTCTAAAAGATTCAACTATTCCTTTATCTCCACTGCTTAAATTTTCTAAAAATCTTTTTCTATCAGCAGCTTGATTAACTACAGCTTCTTCTACAACTTTTTCAGAACCTTCTTTTACAATTTCTGTAGCAGCATCAGGAACAATATCTGTAAGAGTAGTAGGAGGAGAAATTTCAGAAGACTTTACAAAACCATTAGTTGTTTTACTTATCCAATTTCTAAAGTTACTTCCTGCAGTTCCTGTACCACCCATTGTTTTACTTACTGCATTAATACCTGTTTCTAAAGCACCTGTAACAGTATTAGCAACTTTACCCATTACACCTTTTAATGGTTCTGTTATTCCTTTAATAATAGGAGATAAAAAATTTGACACTGGACCAAGAGCATTGCTTATCCAACCAGAAACAGCACCTCCTAATCCCGGAAATAAAACTGATAAACCTATAGTTCCTAAAGGTCCTAATTTACCAAAAGCTTTAGCTAACTTACCAAAACCTTTTTTAAGTTTACGTCCAATTTTCCTAACACCTTTAGCAATTTTTTTGCCTACTTTTCTTAAAAATCCCATATTAATCTAACCATCCTTGTACTAATTTGGTAACTGCAGATAAATTTGTACTCCAACTTGTATCTGAAGCAGTTCCTGATTCATTACCCAACGCAGCAATCATAAGAGAAGCTTTTCTTTGTTGGTCATTATCCCATCTTTTAAATATAAAATCAGCTTCATCCCTTACTTCTTGCCATAAAAAGTTTTGAGCTGAAGAAGTTAAACCAAAAGCATTCTGTGCATTTTGTTGATTTACTGCATTAAGAGCTGCTGTATCTGCTGTATTGGCTTGTCTTCTCCAAGCAACATTTGACTGGGCTATAGCTGTTTCATTTCTTGTATTAAATTCTTCTCTAGCAAAATCTTGAGCAGAATTAAATTTATCAATATCCGTAGCTAACTGTGCATCTAGTTTATTAGCTTCTAATTCTCTACCAGCTCTTCTAGCTTCTGCAGCATTTTTAGCAGTAGCATTAAACTGTGCCATTGCATTATTTTGTGTAGAATTAAATTGGTCTGTCTGTGCTTTAAGATTTGTCATAAATTGATTGACTTGATTTTCACTTGTAGCATTAAA